TTGGAAGTAGACCGTGAACGAGCGGTGCTCAGTGATAAAGTAGACCGGTGATCCGGCTTCGATCTACTGCGCAGCGCTTGGAAGGAAAGATCTGCGTCATACGGTTGTGTTTGGCTCCCCTGGATCGGTTGGCAAGGTAGCTTCTCGAATCGGATCTGACATCGCGCTGATCGTGGTGGACGAGGCTCAAGGCATGACGCCTACTGTGCGCGCCATCATTGATGCGGTGAAGGCGGAAAACCCAAAGGTTCGCGTCCTTGGGTTGACCGGCACCCCTTACGAGTTGGGCAAGGGCTACATCTATCGCGAAGACGAGAACGGCAAGGTATGGGGCGACGACAAGGCGAGAGACCCTTACTTCATGCGCAAGGTCTATACCATCGGGGCTCCCGAGCTTATTGAGCTGGGATTTCTCACTCGACCGATCATTGGCGCACTTGGCGTTGCCAGCTACGACACTTCAGGCATTGACTACTCTGCAAGCAAGAAAGAGGTGGAATCTCAGATTGACCGCGCCTTTGTAGGTCATGGACGAAAGACGGCAGAGATTGTCGCGGATATCGTTTACCAGTCTCGTAACCGTCGCGGCGTGATGATCTTTGCTGCCACAACGCAACACTCCAAGGAGGTTATGGCCTCACTGCCACCAGAGCTTTCCGCGATGGTGTCAGGCGACCCGAAGATCACCCCAAAGAAAGAACGAAAGCGCATCATTGCCGACTTCAAGGCGCAAAAGATCAAGTATTTGGTCAACGTAGCGGTCCTGACCACGGGATTTGACGCCCCTCACGTCGACGTGATCGCGATCCTACGTAAAACAGAGTCCATCGGCTTGATGCAGCAAATCATTGGGCGAGGATTGCGACTGTTCCAAGGTAAAGACAACGTACTTATTCTTGATTACGCCGAGAACATCGAAAGCCATTGCCCTAGTGGTGATTTGTTTGCGCCCGAGGTCAAGGCAGTCATGGGCGGAACAAGTGGTGGCCCGATGAATGCTGAGTGCCCTGAATGCAAGCATGAAAATGAGTTTTCGGCGCGCAAAAACGACGATGGGCACGCAATCGACAAGAACGGGTACTTCTGCGACTTGACTGGCGCAAGGATCATGGTTGACCTTGCTGAACTTGACCCGGAGACGCAAAAGGCAAAGACCGCTCCTATGCCTGCTCACTTCGGCAGGCGCTGCCAGGCTTACCATCGAGCGCGAGACGGGCATTCATACCAATGCGGTTATCGCTGGTCGTCAAAGCCTTGCGGGCACTGCGGATTCGACAACGATATTGCTGCTCGATACTGCAAGCAGTGCAAAGGGGAGCTTATTGACCCGAACACACGTCTTAGGATAGAATTCAAACAAATGAAACGCGACGTATCGCAGATGCAGTGCGACGAAGTGCTTTCAATGAACGTGAAGTTTGGCCTTTCCCAGAAAGGAAACTCGCAATGTACGGTCAACTTTATCACTGAGCACCGCTCGTTCACGGTCTACTTCCAAACCGAGGCGAAATACCAGAAGGCCCAGGCGCAATGGGAGGCTTTCAGAAGCATTACGGATGATGGCGTGTTTGAGCCTTCGACTGTGACGTACCGCAAGAACTCGGATGGGTTCTTTGAGATCTACAACTACAACCAACCAGCGGACAAGATCGAATGAGTCGAGGGAAATCAAGAGTTGATTGCTATGTTTATGCGCATCTAAATCCAGAAGGGGAGATATTTTACATAGGCAAGGGCGTGGATAGGCGCGCCTGGTCTCTGAGTGGAAGGTCAGAACTATGGAGATCCATGTCATCCTCTGGCTATTCCGTATCGATGATCTGTACGGGCATGAATGATGAATCATCTCTTGAACTTGAAAGGTTATTGATTGCAGAGCTGAGAGAGTCAGGGTTAAAGCTAGCCAATCTAAATGCTGGAGGACAGGGCGCGACCGGTTACGTCCCTAGCGAGGAAAACAGAAGGCGGGCTAGTGAGCTAAGGCTTGGGGTTCCACAGAGTCCTGAACACGCCGCAAAAAGCAGACTCTCCAGGGTTGGCAAGACCAATTCGCAAAGCCATAGGGATGCCACTGGCGCCGCAAAAAGTGTAAAGGTGATTGACTCCAATGGACGCATCTATAAAAGCGTAATGCAAGCATCAAGAGATCTTACTTTGCTATTGGGGAAAAAGTGCTACCAGGGATTGATATCGATGTGCGCCAGAGGTGAGAGAAATAACGCTTATAGCTTATCTTGGTCTTACGATCTAGATTCCACCCCTAAATTTAAGCCAACAAATCTTCAGGAAAGGCGCGTAAAAAATTGTGACGGCACCGTGTTTAAATCTGTGCAAGCTGCAAAGGATTGGGTTATATCAATGCGCGGCGCGGCCAACAATCAATGCATCTCGGCATCTGCCAGAAGCAATGGCAAGCTTAAGGCTTACGGATACCAATGGAGTTACATCGAATGAAACCACTTGAAGGAATCATGCACTTTGGTGACTTGGATTATCGCGGCCCGAAGTGCCCACGGGAGGCGGCTGAGCAGGTCACGTTTTTCAACCAGCTTCGAAAGCGATACCCTGACACGTACGGCCTAATCGCGCTGCATGCGCGCAACGAAGGAAAGAAGACCGCTAGCCAGGTACAGAAGGAAAAGGCTGAGGGTATGGCTACGGGGGCGCCTGATATCGCTATCCCTGGAAACCCGTCATTCCTTTGCGAGCTGAAACGCAAGGACCGCACTTTATCATCGCTGCAGCCAGGACAGGAACCTTACCTGCGTGCTGCGCAGGCCAATGGCTCGTTCGTCTGTATCGCATTCGGCTGGGAGGCAGCCATGGAGGCCTTTGAGCACTGGAGGGATCATGTTTTACGCCCAGCTTAAGGCTGTTATGGCGGGCGAGGCGCCGATTGATTCGGTTAGCGCCTCTACGCTGTCATTCCAGATCTACAACGCCGCCACGAAGATCCTGGCGGCCGAGCGCTGGCACCGCGAGGCGATGATCAATGATCATCCACCGGGCATTGCGGAGCTGGTGCGCGCCGAGGTGCTGCGCATCTACGCGATGCGCCGCGCCATCCACCATAAGCCAAAACCAAAGGTCCAGGCCGAGCCCGTAAAGCATTGCGCCGAATGGGAGAATTGGGCTTGACCGCAGTAAATCTAGTTGACAATACAAGGATATACCATGATCTATCAATCCCGCTGCCGAAAATGCCGCGCACGTAAAACCTTCAGCAAGCCGCCGCTAGACCAGCGGTGCGCTTGCGGAGGGCTTTATTCTGTAGACAAGTACCGACAACAAGGCAAGGAGGTTTCATGCCGCTGCAACGGCTTCCCATGGGCGATTGACAACGCTCCACACCGCAAAGGGAGTTATAGCATCAAAAATCACTGGTACTGCGAATATGCAAAGCCTTCGCATGATTTAGAGCGTTGCACTCAGCAAGAGCCGATCCAAAGTCAATGAGCGCCGAAAGCATTGAGGCGCCATCAGTTCCGGCGACATCCTCGGGAATCCGGCACTCTTCAAGGAGAGACTGCTGGATTACCGTTTTTTGCGGAGTTGATGAGGAGCAGCCCGTCAGCGTCAATGCATACGTTGCTATACACAGGCCGATCAACCAGCTTGACGCTTTCTTTGTAAATTGTGCGTTCATTGGCTCTAAGCCTCTTGAGCGTGTCGGCCAGCACTTCGGCCTGCTTGAATTGATTGGATGCAGCCTGTTCGGCCACGCTGGCAGCGGCCTTGTCGGCAACTAATTGCAGTGAGTCGTGATACCAGCCATTCACAAGCCACCCAGCGAGGAATGCGACGGCATAGAGAGCGTTAAGCGCGTATCGCAGCATCGTAGATTCTCCGAAGGTCTTCCATAGCGTGTTCGTTTTGTCCGTATCCGGCGCCCGGCAGGGATGCCCAGCGCGATCGGCACTTAGCAATGGCAGACTCGAAGTTTCCGGCAAGAACGTCAGCTTGAGCCTTGCATTCTCCAATCAACTGCCAGGCGATGGCATCTTGTGAAGCAGGAGAAAAGTCTTTTAGCTTGAGTTGCGCTTTGTAATGGTCGTAGAATCTTGCGAGGATCTGATAGCGTCCTGCGGCGGTTGATTTGATCTTTAATCTAGGCAGGTCAACAAGCTTGCGCGGGTGATCTGCATACCCTGAGAACAGGCCGCCACCAACTAGAACGTCATATCCTTGATCATTGGTTGGCTGTCCTGGCTTGTCAGTACCCTCGCTCCAGGCAATTGTTTTCAAAAAGGCTGCTTTTCTGTCCATAAATAGTTCTTTACGCCTATCAAGTGGTGGGATATTCTGTGCCTACAAACAAAGCACTGGAGATTTCTATTATGCAGCAATTCGAGACTATCAAGCGCATGGTTCGCGACCACCTGAAGGACGCAGAGCGCCGCCATACTGGCACATCCGGTGATAACGTCGGGCCAACCCCTGAGACATCGTATGCAAATGCGTTTGGCACCGCTACAGGAGCATACGCTGGTCGCGGCATCAGCGCCAAGCAGTGGGCAGATCTGCATACTGAAATCCGCGAGCACCAGTTGGCGTTTTGCGCGTGATGCTGAGTGAAATGGTGCGCAAGGCAGAAATGCAGTGGACGCACGTATGCCAGCACAAGCACCAGCTTGGCGGAACTGGGGCCGTATTCTTCCAGTCGCTAGGCTTCCTAAGGTGCGCCGAGTGCGGCGGATATCAGGCCATAAAAAAGCCCCTTAACTAGGGGGCTGCAGGGCGCTTGCTGCAGTCGGGGAAGTCAGGGTTATCGGCTGTCCACTTTCGCAAGGCCAGCCAATAATCTTTCCAGGCCTGCGAGTCACCCGGCTCACCATATTCGATGGCGGTAACGTTGTTCCTGGCGATTGGCATTTGTTCGTTTCGCCATTGGTTTTCCTCTTGCGCAGCTTTAAATAGGCTCTTGCCCCAGCCAGGGAATAACCATACCTGATCGGCATATTCTGGCGGCTCATCTCCTAAATTAATAAACGAGATATCCTCGGGGGCAGCACCATCGCCAAACCCACCAATATATTTTCCGCTTGTATCAATATAATGATCTGTCATTATTTTAAGCTCGCTCTGACGCGCAGTCGAATATTTGCCGTTGTAAATGCTTGTGCTGCACCTGATGAGATTATTACAATTCCGCCCGATGCAACTGTTAAAGATATTTGAGTGGTGTTTTTTGATATCGTAAAACCGTAAGCACCAGACGCAATATACTGCGCCCCTCCGCTTCCAAGATCAATTACAGTCCCGACTGCATAACCATGTTGTGCAGTTACGACAATAACCTCTACGTTAACTTTTCTAGGCTCTGCGCCAAGTCCATGGGTTAACGTAGTAACTGCACCATTAGTAAAACTTGTATCGGCGGATGTGTAACTAAATTCAAGATTTGTTGAGCGCAAAGCTTGCGCATCCAGCGCAGCCTGCAAATCACTCTGCGCCGAAAGCGTACCGGTGATTGCACCCCAGGCCGCCGATGCAGTTACCGCCGCCCACGTTTTATCCCCGCGCAAGAACTTTACCTGATCGCCAGCCGCTGGGGCTGGGGCGAGGCCCTTTGTACCGGCTACAGATGCCGAGGCGGCGCCCATTTCAGCGGTATAGAAAGACGCGGACTGCCCGTTGAGTTTTGCCGAGTCTGCTGCCGTGCCGGTTGCGTCAAGCTTGAGAGATACCTGCGCCTGGAGCTTGCCGATAGCCACAAGCACTGAGTCTGCCGCTGCGACGGCTGTACTGGTCGCCAGGGACAGCCCGGTAAGCACCGAGGCGCGCACGGAGGCTGCAAAATCAATCCACGCCTTGAGTCCGTTCCAATATTGGCTTGCCGTTCCGGCAGAAATAACAGGCTCCTTGGTCGGGTCGGCAACCGTGATACTTGCAGTTCCATCGAACGCTACGCCGTTGATGTTTCTGGCGGTGGCGAGCTTAGTTGCTGCTGCTGCCGTAGCCGTGCTGTCAAGCTTGTTGTCAACGCCGAGCGCAGTCGCCAGGCTCGAGGCAGGAATGTCGCCACCGAACGGCTCCACGCCTGCTACAGTGGAGACTGATCCGCCGCCGCCGCCGGAAGCGCTGATAATCGGGTTAAGCGGGTCGGTATTGTCGATGGTGATGTTATCGCCAGCCGAGAGCTGTGCCTGTGCGTTATCCGCCTTTGCGCCCTGTGCAGCCGTTGCGAAGTCGGTAGTGCTGGCGAACGCCGCAGTCCCTGGAGCGCCACCACTTGCCGCCGCCACCTGATTGCCAGTGGTACCCGCAAACACGACTAGCGCCCCGCCAGGAACCACGCCAGCGCCGCGCACGAAATTCTCGTTGGCGCCGTACAGCTCCTGAAAGTTGGCGTTGATCTTGTCGGAAGCATCCCGGTTCGTGTCACCGTCCTGGCCGTTAAGCTCCAGCGTGCCGGTGTCGATGATTTGTCTAGCCATTGGCGGTTGGGGTCCTGTGGGTCTGTGGGGTTTAGTTTATCAGAAGCCGGTGACGTCAAGAATCAGGAAGTCAAGCCTAAAAGTGCCTGTGCCGCGCTCCTCCGGGCTCCCTGAAGTATAAGAGTTAAATGCATATGTAGTCATCTGCGAAACTGAATAAGACGATGATGATAGGGTTACGACCGCCTGATCCCTATTTGACTCGACATCCCATCCGGTTCCATTTTCAAGTGCTATAGTGTTGAAATATCCGGCAGACGAACTTAGCATCACTGCATAGGTTTTTCCTTCTGGCAGTTGATATACCTGCCCAAGTATTTCGGCGTAATCATTAACCCCCATTACAGCCTGTACGCGCATGTAATTCTTTGAGGATGAAAATGCCAACGACCCATCTGACTTGAATATTTCAAGCCCGTAATTTGCAGCGCTTACCCCGTCAAATGGCCCAAACTCGTAAGTGTTTACTTGTGTTCCTGCTGGAGCTGATGGCAGCCTATAGCGATAAATTCTTGATGTTCCACTAATGATTGTTGACTCAAGCGCGATTGGGTATAAGCACTTTACCGCCATGAATTTGTTCTGAGGCACGACTATATCGAAATAGCTGCCAACATAACCTCCTGCTTGCGCCGATGTTGTTGATACGCCCTTGTTCGTCAGGCATAAATTTGTGTAGTCCTGATCAACCTGTATAAAATTTGATGTGTTGAAAACCTGCAATCCTGCTGTCATGGCTTAATATATCCCGTACAGAACAGAGCAAACAGCATTTGGCACATTTGGCGTGGCATAGTTAAATACCCATGAAAATGTAGTACCTGATACCGTGATAGCTGGATAGTTTGAGTTGCCAATTGCTGAAGGGGTTAGTACCTGAAAGAATGGGCGCCCATTCGCTAGCCTGGCATCGCTGAAGCTTCCGTTGCCACTACCCGTGGAGAATGTCCCGAGTGTACGAGTGATGGAGTCGGTTATCTCCAGCATTATATTGCCATTGGCGTCCCATATCTGAAGACCTTGTGGCATATCTTATACCCCCCAAATTCCAAGGCGCACACGCAGCGTGCCAGCGGCGTCATAGACTTGCAGCACCTGATTATTGATCGTCATGCGGCCGCCACCTTCTACAGCTCCATTGAATTCTAGGCTGCCGCCCTTACCGAGTCTCCAGCCGGTTTGCCCGGCGACATAGTTGGTCGATTGTACGTCATCGCCAACCTTAAGGAACGAGACGGTGCCGTTCTGGATGAACGCCGTATCCATGTAAGTGATGCCACCAGATACGGAGAAGAACGCTTTTGGCGTGCCGTCGATAGCGCTCATAACCGAGAAGCGATCAGCTAAGAACACTACCTGCGATTGCATCCCTTCCGGCGTGTTCTCGATGCCGATACCCATGCCTGCGGCGTAATAGGTACCGTCTTGCTGAACTCCAAGCTTGATCGAGTAACCCGCAGACAAGCCCGCCTCAAGGTCATTGACGGTCTGCTGGATAACCTCGATAGCGGCACCAGACTCTCCGCCCATCTCGATCTTGTCCAGCAGCTCCTGGCCGAGCATGGTTTCCGTGATCTGGCCCGTGATCGAGTCGAGGATTGGCGAAGCGTCAGCGCTCGATGTGCCGCTTACCCAGCTCGTCCACGCGCCAACGTTGCCTGTCTTGTCAACCAAGCGAGCGCGGAAGTAGAACCGTACGCCAGGGCCTAGCCCGACCATGCGAGCGTTGTCGGTTGGATACGAGTAGTCGCCAAGCTTCAGCAAGCCCGACCCCTCGTCTGGCGTCGTGTTGTACTGGACCTCTGTGTAATTCGTGTCCTCCGCCAGCGCTGGAAAGCCCCAGTAAATATCAATGCCGAGGATCTGGCTGACGGTGCGCAGCCCAGTAACGGCGGGCGGCGCGGTAGTCTTGCCAGCAAGCACCGTCTCCGGGCTGTACGACCAGATCGAAGCAACGCCTAGCGGGTTAAATGCCATGACCCGAGCAATATAGCGGCCCGCATAGATCCCGGTCACGTCAAATTCAGTCGTGCCAGTGCGGCCAGCATAAACCCAGTCGCCATTATCGCGGCGCCATTGCACTTCATAGGCTACAGCGTGCTCCGCTGGCTCCCACGCGATAGTCATCTTGGTAACTGCCAGCCCTTGGTCAAGCAGATAATCAGACGTGACCGCGACGTTTGCTGGTGAAGGCTGGACGCTTGGCGGGATAACAGAGATTGGCGCCTCTTGAATCAAGGTGCCATCATCAATCAGCGCATACTTGCCCTCTACATACTTGGTCGCGGTGATCGAGTATTCCATCGGCTTGCTTTCTGATACGCCGCTCACGCGATAGCGCTGCGCCACAAGCTCATCGTTTTCAAAGGCCCATACGCTTTCTGGCGTCGGCGCCGCCGAGAATGGCTCTGTCACGGTAATAACGCAGCCGGAGATGTTGAATTCACCAGCGAATTCCGTCATAGATCCGGTATAGAAATTGGTGCTACCGGCCATTTGACCGCCTTCCGCGCCGATACCGCAATAGCCGTTCTTGACGGTGCGGGTCTCAGCTACGCCAGCGGGTGTAATGATCGTCAGCTTGTCGCCCGTGCGCACCTCGCCAAGCGCATCAACTACAACGCCTGCGGTAGATGCGGAGCGGATACGGCCACCAATGCGGCGACCGGCGCGAGCATTGTCGGCTACCCGGATGATCTGTCCAGGCCGAGCGCGCACGCCTTCAATGCCAACCGAAAATGTTACCGTGTCGGTCTCGTACTTGTTCGTGGTAAGCGCCCATTTGGCGGCGCGATTCGCCTGGCCTTCAGATGTGCAACCGAACGCGGTCAGCTCAACCTGCTGGATGCCAACCAAGTTGACAAGATCCGCATCCTCCTGATACGCGACCTTGGCGCGATAGAAGTCTTTCGGGTCGTTCCAGCTAACCAGTGCAACGCTATAGCGAGTTGACTTAGGCGAGCTTTTGTATGCGAACTTGCCGCCGAGGACGTTTGCGTTTGTGTAAGTGTATACGGGGTCTGAAGGCATGTCAGCCGATGCCTGAGCAACGCTTCCGCCCCAATAGGTAATCCCACGGAAGATCGACGCAAGGTCTTGCAGCACGCGCAAGGCGTCTTTGCGGGACTGAAGATAGACGTTGCAGGTAAATCGAGGTTCAGTCCCACCGAAGCCATCGTCTACCATCTCGTCGCAATACCTGCCGATGTTGTACAACTCATACCGGTTGATCTGCGCCGCCGTCATGCGGTTGCCCAGGCCGTAGCGAGCATTTAACAGCAGGTCGTAGTAGATCCAGGCCGGGTTATTGGTATAGGCGGGCTTGAGTGTGCCGTCCCACACGCCGGAATAGGTGCGCGACTCCGGGTCGTAATTGCTTGGGACGCTGATGATGCGCCCGCGAATCTTGAAGGCGCGAGACGGGATGGAGCTGAATTGAGACGAGTCGAATTGCGAGCCAACCAAGGCACTGTTCGGATAGCGGAACTTCCCATCAAGGATCTCCGTGATCGACTCAACATAGGTCTGGTCAACGATCAGACTGCTAGTGCTGTTGGCCGTCAGGCGACGAACACGGATCTGCCAGTTGCTGGAGCTTGCTGGCAGATTAATGCGATGCGAGCGCTCATACTTGGCGCTAGTCTTGCCATTGAATGCCGAGGACAAGACCTGCACGTACGGGCCGCCAGATGTAGACAGGTCGATGGCATACGCAACGTAATACCCGGTCGTATCGCCGTTAGAGGCGTTCTGCTGCTTGAGCCCGCGCACCGATAGCCGAATCGACACGGCGGAAAGCTGGCTGTTATTGATCGAGCGGACATATGGCGTGTCGTCTTTCAGCTCTACGCCGACGCCAAGCTCAGACTCTACAGCCGGATACCCTGGTAGATACTCTTGATCCTGCGAGCCTGTGCGAGTCCAGATCTTGGCGCCCTGGAAGTTCAGCGTACCGTTCTCGGACATCATGGGCGTCTCGTCGAGGTACACGGACTTCAGTCCGTCAACCAGGCCGACAATCTCCCCCTCAGATACCAAGTCAAGCACGCGCGCATAGGCGATGCTCGCCAGACTGTCAGGCGCCTCAACCGGCGTACGGCTGCTAGATTCGCCGCCCTTTGAACCCTTGAGCGTTCGCATTCCCTGTCTGTAAGTCAAGCCTGATCCTCCGCCCATATTCCCGCACTAATTACTGCGCTGCCCACGATCAACTCGCCATACGCGACCGGTACAGGGTTGCCTTGCGCCTCTGTATTGACGGCGCCATTAAAGTTGTATGAGGCTTTGTTGTCTGCGCTGTCGGTGGCCGACTGGACCTTTGCCTGTGGCGAAAGCATCATCATTGCCCCGGACAGCACCAGCGCGCCGCCGAGCATTGCCATTGCTGGGCTGAGCGTTAAGCCGCCTGTAAAGTAACTTGCCACCAGCAGCACGACTCCGATGACGACTTGAAACAGCCCGGCTTGCTTGCTGCCCATGATGATCGGGGCAATACGAATGTCATCATCGCCAGAGGGGGCCGAGAGCATTTCTTGCTCAACGTTCTTTTTCCCAACAAAAACAGAAAAAGCTATTCCATTGTCTTGGCTTTCCATGAGACACTTCTCAAAACCTGGAACCATGGCGGACAATGCGCCAATGGCTTGTGCCGGGCTATCCACGGCAAAGCGATGGACGCGACCGAAGCGCGCCCCAAGGCTTCCGTACAGCCTGATTGTTCTAACTTTGTCCGACATAGCGCCAAATACTCACGGTTGTCTCACTCCAGTACCCTCCATATGGGACTCGGCTGCTATCACGCCCATACATGTGATGCAGGATAGAGCCAGGGGCTGGGTATAGGTCGGGTTCGGTCTTGAGTATACCAGTTTCAAGGTAGATCCCTGCGTGGTTGGGTACTGGGCTGCGCACCTGCATAAGCACGACATCGCCATGTTTTAGGTCGCCAACCTTCTCAAATCCCGCCTTTGGCAGAAGATCAAGGTATAGGTTTTGCCCCTTGTTCCACCAATCGTCCTCCCGGTCGTAATTGCCAAGCTCAATACCCATCTCGCGCCGATAGAAGTCAAGCACGATTGACAGGCAGTCATGCACGCCGTGAACGAACGCGCGCCCAACAAGCGGCGCCTCTTTTGGCTTGATCTCTTCCCATCCGGAAGCCTTGCCATCCTTGATGGACAGGATCAGCCATGGCACGCCGCCAACGCTGCACGCGGCCTTATCTTGCTTGCTTGCCGTTGCATCATGATCTGGGTGCGAGTGGAATACGGCCTCAATTGGCGCGATATCCTCAATCTCAGCGTACCGCTCAGCGTCAATCTGGAAATGCTCAGTCGGTGCATGGTGCGTGTTCTCACACGGGTAATACTTGCCGCCAGCCACCAGGCCGCAAGCTTCTTTTGGGTATTCACGCTTTGCGTGGGCAATCATCGCTCGTTTCATCGTGTCAAACTCGCTGCCGGGAATCCGCCATATGATAATGGTTCTTCTGCGCCGAACCGCAATTTGCAACTATTGACGCGTTTGCCGCACTTGTCTTTGGCCGCGTCGGTCGTAATGATGTCGTACTCGTCCGCTACTGGAGGGCCGTTATAACCGCAGTCTGCACCGCGATATCGCCACGGGCAGTTATTCGCCACGATCTGGCGGCGCGGGAGCTGTACGCCCTGGAAGTTAAGCGCGCTGCTTAGCTCGAAGGTAACGACTTCGCTGTCTTCGCTGGCCTTCTGCTCGACATACCATAGCTCTGGCGGGAACTCCTCGGCAGGGTTCGCGTCCGGTCTCCCGTCAAGATACTTGCCGAGGGTGCGCCGACGGATTACAGTGGCACCTACAAGATCGTTGAAGAACACGACGAGCGCCGTAATGAATCCGCCGACATTGCCTAGCTTCAGGTTTGGCGTTGGCATGCGCCCGCTGCCCGTCATGGCAAAGCCTGTAGCTTCAAGCGGCCAAGGCGAGTATTCAAGGCCTTGCCAAGTGATATTTGCCTCAGATGAGTAGCCGTGGAACCGATAAATCTCCCCGCCAAGTACCGTGGCGTCAACCTCGAAAAGCTCGATGATCTCGCCAACCTCTAGCCGCTGTACGTCTTCCGTGATCATGGGAAATAGGCCTGTTTAAACGTTGCTGTAATGGTGAATACGTTGCCGCCCTCGCGCGACTCCTGATAGCCTGCACACGTCCAGCGCAGCGCAGCAGCGTAGCCTGGAGGCGTCCACAGGAACGAGATATAGCCGTATGTTGCGTCAAGAAAAGCTTTTGCCGCTAGCGCCTCGTTGTATTGGGCTGACCCGCAAGCGCCACCTGACTTGATTGAAACTTGGTATGACCGAGCAATCGAATGGATGCCGTCAGACCCTTTTTGCACATAGCCGTCACCGAACTTGGCTTCAAGCGTGCGGAAGGATATGGTGCCGGTAGGCTTGGCCTGCACTTTGAAATCAAATGTATTAGGATCGGCCATTTTGATATTCCCAGAGCGTGCCGCCTTGACGCATTTCCAGCATAAGCTGATTTACGACAACCGACTTTACGTTTTCCGCCATGGAGTTAACGTCGCTGTTAGATGAGCTTTGAGTGCTTTGTGATCCATCAGAGTTTATCACTATGGACACGCTGATATTTGCGCCGCCTCCGCCCATGTCTTTGTTGCTGACCACGTTGCCTTGCCCGCCCAGCAGGTAACGCTTGCCGTTGTCCTGCTGCAAGATCTCTGGCGCGCCATCCTCGTTTACTGCATACATGTTCGAAGCATCTACAGGGCCACCATACAAGCGCCCACCAGCAGCAACACCAGCCGCAGAGGAAACCGCCGGAGCGCCAAGACCTGCCGCCGCTGTGCCGGCTGCTGCTGCCGCCGCTGGTGCCGCCGCTGGACCGACGATAGGGATAGCGGCAGTAGACGCGTATGCGGCCTGAGCTGCCAGGGCTGTGTTTGTCGTTACCTGTGCCGCTACAGATGCCACATATCCAGCCGCCGCAACAGCCTGCGTAGACTTGGTGATAAGCGCCTGCTTGACTGCTTGTACGCCCATTTGCACAATAGATCCGACCACCTCATTGAGAATGATCGACGCAAATCCTTTCATGGCATCTTGCGCATTGAGTGTACCGCTAAGCAGGCCGCTTATAGTGCTGGTGGTGGCCGCGCCCAGAGCATCAATGGAACTCATCAGTAGCGCGTTGCTTTCGCTCTGGCGAATGAATGCGGCCTCTTCAAGCGCGCGCACTTTCTCGTCGTGATCCATCGCAGCCGAGGTCTTTAGGTCTTGGTAATACTGGTAGTTGGCCGCGTCAGCCGCTTGTAGCTCAGACAATGTAGCCATCTGTTCTGCATATGACTTTGTTTCTTGACCGAGCGGGGAAACCTGCGACTGGGCGGCCTTCAGCTCATTCTGCTTGTTGACAACGGCCATGGCTTGGCCGAGGCGCTGCATCTCGGCAACGTCTTCCGGCGTGGCAAACTTGTTGAGTTTAGCCTTCGCTTGGGCCTTGGCAAGATCCTCGCCTTTGAGTGAGGCTTCTTTAATCGCTTCTGCATAATCAGCAATCGCCTTGGCGTTTTGCTTGGCTGCAGTTTCCGCTTCTGCGTCGTCTTTTTTCTGGTCCTTGGCTGCCTCCTTGCTGGTTTTTGCGGTTTCTTTCTTTGCCTCATTAAGGCGATAGATTTCTACGGCGAGGTCGCCAGCGGCCTTTTTCTCTGTGTCCGTAGCAGTCGCTGAGAGCTTCTGCTCAGCCGCCAAGCGCGCGCGCGCCTCGCCAGCCAGCAATGCTAGTTCCTTCTGATCCTTCAGGTTGTCAATAACCTTCTGGTCCTCTGGAGAGGTCTTGTATTCCGCAACCTTTCCTGGCGCGTTCTGGTTCTGTTGATCCTTTGTCAGTTGTGCTTGCTGTGCCTGGATCTGGGTTTGCAGCTCTTTGCGCTTGGTAATCTCCTGCTGGATACCGTCAAGCGTGGCTTGCGCCTCGGTCTTGCGCTTGGCAAAGTCGTCACCGCTTTCCCATGGGCGCTGCATCAGGGTATTAACTTCCGACATGGATGCCGAGAGCTTTTTGTTTAGCGTAACGATGTCGTCTCCGGCATCGTTATAGGACTTGGCGAGTTGCGCAAAAGAAAGCTTGCCTAGGGATGCCGACAGGTTATCTACATCGACCTTTGTGTTCCCGGCAGTCGTCGCGAAATATGCCAGCGCTGTCGCGGCAATCATGATGACGCCAAGAGGTCCGCCCAGGAACGTCATGACGCTGCGTAGCGCGCCCATTGCGGCGGTTGTAGTGGTTGCTGCGGCAGACGTTCCAGCGAGCGCCGTAGCCACTCCAGCTTGTGCCGTGGCAACCCTTGTCGATGCGGCGGCAACAGCTTCCGCACTAACGGCGGCACCCGCCATCACCTGGCTCGCAGCGCGTTGAGCGAGAATGTTTGCCTCTGCCGCTTGTGCCGCAGAAAGCTCTGCCTTTGCTAATTGCAGCGCTGCGCCTGCTGCCGCCTGGGATGCATTGACGCTATTGAGCGTCTCCTTTGCCGCTGTAGCCTGCACGAGCGCGTACGAGCCGAGGGCGCCTACTAAGCGCCCAGCGATTACGGTTGCCGTGGATGCAGCGGCAGTGCCTGCAATCGTCAGGAAGTTCGCCATTCCATCGGTGTTATTGCCAAAGTCCTTGACTACGCTTGCGGCTAGTTTTATGCCTGATACAACGGCATCAAGCGCGCCGCTTTGCTCGTTTAGAGCTGATAAGGTTGCACCGAGGGCGTTTTCCATCTGCCGGAAAGCATCCTTGGTAGAGGTTGCCATGGCATCGGATGCCGCCTTGTTCGACTCCAGCGATTGCAGCAGTCCTTGATTGAGCGATTCGGCGGTGAGCTTACCCTCTGCGCCCATCTTGCGGATCTGCTCAGCGGACTTGCCGGAAGCGGTAGCGATATCGTTGACGACAGTCGGGACCGCCGCAAGAATTGACTGCCACGCGTCAGCATCAACTTTGCCGGTCTGGATGGCTTTGGCATAAGCATCAATAGCCGATCCAGCCTTTTCGGCTGACGCAGCGTTACGAACCATTGCGTAAGACAACGAGTCGGTGATATCGAGGGATTGGCTTGTGTTGTAGCCCATCGACTTGAGCGCGTCGGCGGTGCGGATGTACATCTCTTGCGCCTCGCTCAGGGAGCGATAGGTGTTATCGGCAGACGTTGCTAACCTATCTTGCACCGTCAGATACTCGGCCTGGCTAGAGGTGGCGCCGCGCACCCGGTCGGCCATCTCATCGTACTTGTTGACCATCTCGGTAGCCGAGGCAAGCGCACGAGCTACGCCAAGAGCCGCGAAGGCTGCGCCAAGCTTACTTAGACCGGTCTCAAGCTTTGCCGCCTCTTTGTCTACTTTATTAAAACCATCAGAAGCATTGTCAAGCTCCTTGTCAACGGTTTGCATATTGTTGACGAAGCCTTGAACGTTGGCATCTACCGTGTAGACAATTGCGCCTGCGCTTGTTGCTGCCATTATCGGTTTTTCCTTGCTTCGTTGACCTTCGCGAGCCAGATCATGGTGTCGTCGTGCTCTTCGCTGTGGCGTTTTTCTTTATGCTCGCCAAACTTGGCATTCCAGTGCGCCGCGAACCCGGTAAGGGTCATGTTCCAGGCTTCGCTTTCGCTGATGCCTAGATGCGCGACTGCTTTACCTACGTAATGAATCGCATGGAATTCTTGCGTGTATTTGGATTTATCGCGTTGCTGACTGGCCTCAAACTCAAGCTGTGCCTGACTCTTTTCCTGAATTGGTCCGATAACACCATGCTGCATCAGTGAGCGAGCCAGGACGAGCATAATCTCCGGGTCCATCGCGCCCATTCTGTACGACTTATAACGTGAGCCAGGCTCGCCAATGAAAGGCTTAAGGTCGTCATCGCTACAAGCTGTTAGCACTTCCCATGACAGGAAAAGCATATCCAGCCAGTGCTCGCGCAAAGCCTTGCGGT